TAATAAATATAGCTGCAGAGGTGCTAGTAAAATCTAATGTGCCGCTTTCATATTGTGCTAATGCTAATGATGCAGATGTGTTAACTGTTGCTGTACCTGGTGTAATAGTACAAACTCCAGCACCTAGATTAGTAATCTGTACTGTGTCACCTGCTGCAAACAAGGCTGTGTTTACAGTTATTGTGGTTGCACTTGCACTAGACATAGAAATAGCTGTGCCAGCATCGGCAGCTACCAATGTGTAGCTTGCAGTCTTAGCAGAGGCCGCGCCACCTAGCATGGCTGTTTGTTGCAGTGAAGTCATCTGTGCAGCTGTTAATACCTGCCCAGTAGTAAACGTCTGTTTTGCCATGATACCCCTTAGTAACTTAGGACATTATAGTCTAAAGTGCCATAAATCGTATCATTTAGGATAAATGCGTCTATGACTGGCTCTAATGTCGTGAACGTGGTTTTCCAACTATTCGGTGTTATGTTCATTTTTACACCAAAAATCTGTAGGGTTTTTTCTAGTAAAGATCCGCCTGGCTGTGTAGTAATTACCTTTATAGGATCAAAGAAGTCTAGGTCTAAAGCTGCAATTATGCCTGTATTGTAACTAGGCGTATAAAGGTCAAGCACTACAGAATCCACTCGTATGCTTGTCTCGGCTCTACTTGCAACATAAGCCTGTGCGTAATCTAGCGCTACTGCATCTGTTTGCATAAGTAGGTTATCTAGGAAATAACTGTGTAAAAAGTATTTATCTATGCTTGCTTGATTTAAGGCTACCTGTGCAGTGCCACCTGTCCGAGTAATTGTGGCTTTGTTAAATATCAATACATCGTTAAGAATCCAACTAGCATCAAAGTAAACAATACCTGTGCCATTGTCTGCAAAAACTGTGGGTGTGCCGCCAATAGATCCAGCGGTTACAGATCGGTCTTGAAAAACAAAACTGCCAGAGGCATTTACATACAAAGAACCATATTCAGATGAGGCCACAGTACCTAACGCTTGTAATGCTGTGCGGTTAGTGCCTGGGTCTGCCTGCATAGTAGTTAGCCCTGCATCTACATCACGCATACCAGATGGCCACCCAATTTGATCTAATATTTGATTAACACGTGTGCCTGATAAATCGCCAGCAGTCGCACCTGTAACTGTGCTGATCTGTGCTAATTGGGCTAATCTAAAAGCATCTACAGCTTGTATTGTAGTAATGGCTAAATCTTCACCAGACTCATCTGGGTAGGTTGTAACATAACTGGTAATAAAGCCCTGAAATATAGGATAACTGACACCACTATATGTAGCACTAATCTGCACCTTTTTCATAGGTGTAAGTAATTCATAATATGGCCCAGTTACATTTTGTGGGTTGAAGTCGCCATTTTGATCTACTATGCGTAAGGTAAGTGTGCCTGTTTGGAATGAATCTGATAGTGCAGTACGGCCTCGGTTAGTCTCTATACGGTTTATTTGATTTGACACATCTACAATTACAGCTGTAGCATCACCTAAAGTATTAGTATCTAATAATCCTGTATCTAAAATCATTGTCTGAGCAAAGCCTGGCCCAGTACTAAAGTTAATTAAAGCGGTTATTACAGGTAATGTCATGCTATAAATCCAGCAGGTACTGTTGAGTAACCTGACCTTGTGGCCACCTGTATGCTCTCTGCTATTGCTTGGCTCATTCTGTCACCACCAGCGTCTACAGTTACTTTAATCTCCACTGGCATCGGATCTCTACCAGTCTCGCCATAATAACTACCTGCCATAGGATTTGTTATATCTCTTTGTCCTGAGTAATACTCTGGTGTTAATTGTGGAAATATCTGTGGCGCATTTTTATTTGATAAGCCACCAAGTCCTGCACTTAAACCTGCTAGCATTGCTGCCAAAGCTGCAAGATCGTCTACACCCTTCATTGGATCTCTACCAGTCTCGCCATACATTGTGCCAGCAAAAGGGTTTATTTGTTTAAATTTACTAGCCGAATCCATTGCTGCCCCAGCTAATATGCCTAAAGAAGTAGTTACTGTTTTTATTGCTTCATTTTCTTCACTTTGCAATAAGTATTTTTCAGCCATAGCAGCATTACCATCTAAGATGGCTAATTTCTCAGAAATTCTTAATTTTGTCTCTTCATCGGTAGCAGCATTAAGGGCAGCTGTTAAATTGATGCGCTCTAAATCGTATTTGTCTTTAAGCTTCTTTAATGCTTCTTCTGCCTTTAATGCATCTATTAACTTTTTACGTGCATCAAATTCTTGCTTTCTAATTCTTTCCTGGACAGATGGGATGCCTGAATAGCCACCCACGTTAGGCTGGGCAGCAGGATTACTTCTACCAATATCATTGGCAATTAAAGCCAACGCTCCACCGATAACTAACTTCTTTGATCCAAATACAAGGAAGGCCAAGCCTGTTAATAGTTTTCCTATGTCGGTACTTGCAAATTTTTTAACCTCACCAGTTAATGTACCTAGTCCTCTAATAGTATCGGCAATAGCTAAAGCAAAACTATTCATAGAGTCTGCAGCATTTTGTATAGAATCGTCTTTTCCTAATTTAGTTAAAGCATCTACTAAACCTTTACCAATTACTTCTGTGGCATCACTAGCGGCAACTCGTAATAAATCCATTTTGCCAGCATAAGTTCCTAATCTTGCAGCAGCTTGTCCAGAGTATGCTTTTTGTAATTCTTTTAATGCTAATTCTGTATTGCCAGTTTTTAGTGCAGTCTTAGATAGGGCAACTCCTAGGGTTCTTAATCCCTTACTTTGTCCATTGTAACTTTTAACTATTGCGTCTGTTACTTCTTGTAATGATTTGCCAGTAGCAGCAGATGTATTTAAAGCAACGTCTAACGCTTCTTGGCTTAAAGTGATTGATGATGTTGCTGTCAATAGAGACTGGAATGCTGGTCTTAATTGATCGTCTAATACTCCTGTTAATTTTTGTAGGTTAGCAATATAATTCTCTACATAAGGTGTTGCAAATGCAAGGCCAGTATTCTTTAACTGTACTTCTAAGGATTTAGCTGCTGCCTGATCGTCTGCAAATGCCTTTACTGCTTTCTTAGAAAATGCTAATAGTGCCGTTGCGCCAAAGACTGTGCCAAAGGTACGCCCTAAACTCTTGACACTTTTATCAAATGCCGATATATCTTTCTGACCCTTTTTTAATGCTTTGCCATTAAAGGTGGCAATAGCCGAGACAACTACATTGGCCATTAGGCTGCCTTCTTAATCTCTGTGGCTTTGTTAAATTGTATAGCTGTAGCGTTAATAGCTTTTAAAATTGCATCATAAACTTTAGTGCTATCTTGTGCCCAAGCCTTGTAAATTAAACGACCCTGGGTCTTACGCCCAGCACCTCTAATATCTTTAATCTTTGGTTGTTTTGTTACTGGCTCTAATGCAGCTACGAATTGCTGGCTGGCAAATGGATTATTTGAATCATAATAATCTAACGCTTTGCTTCTAGCAGATCTTTTAACATAAGTGCCGCTGCCTTCATGCTTAAATGTAAATGGCGCACGGCCTTGTGGATTTAGGCGGCCTGCTACTTCATAGATAGCACCAGGTCTGCTGGCATTGTAAACATAGTTGCTTACCTTAAAGCCATTTCTAAATGTTTTGTTTTCGCCTGGGTTATATCCAATACCGCCTCTGACTACACTCGCATCATACTTAGGGAATGTTCCAGGGTTGCCAGATGCTCTAGCCCAGCCAGACAGAACATCGGTATTAGCAGCTACAAAGCCTTTGGCCTTAAATGCTACTCCACGCATAAGTGGATCAATAGCAGTCCTAATGCGTATACGCATATCCTCATCAATAAACTCTAGACCTTTAAGAACATCTTTAATGCCTACGACCTCTACTGGCATTTTTGATCTCCTTCGCTCTATCGTTTAAAACCTGAATAATTGCTGAAAACATTTCTGAGTCCATGTTAATAAACTCACTTGGCGCAATTCCAGTCTCTACACTTAAAGCAGCAATAGAGTAAAGAGTTGAATTACGCTGTGCTATTTTTTTGGTTCGTCTAATACCTCGACAGTTTCTAGGCTGTCAATAAACTCAACACCAAACACAGGAACAGTTACGTTAGCCCTACGTAAACACTCATGAGCCAAGAAATAAATCTCGGTTTGTCGTTCGTGGTCACGTAGGACTTTACTAATTCCTGCGCCGTACTTTAACTCGAAAGCGTACTCGACACCTGGTGTTATCTTATGCTCAGATACTTCACCATTAGCCCTTGTTATCTTTAGCTTTGCCATTATTACTCCTTATGCTACTGCTACAGATATTACGCTGTTGCAGGTAAATGTAATGCTTTGTGATGAGATATCGCCAACAGCACCGTTAATGTTTTGTAGATTATTCACTAAAACTGTAGTGCTGTAAAGCGGATTAGTAGCAGATGTTGCACCACTTGATTGCTTGATTGTCACAGGTACAGTTGTACCGTAGGCAGCACGTAGTGTTGGAATTACAGTTGCTGCAGCATTGTCGTTAAGGAAGTCTAGAGTAATTGTTGATGCCTCTAGTCCTTTAGTAAACTTGTGTGCAGTATCGCCCATAGCAGTTACTTCTAACTCATCAAATGCTTGGTTGATAGTTACGGCTGTTACATACGCTGATAGATCAACGCTGTTAAAAGTTACTACAGCTGTATTGTTTAAGAAAATTGCCATTATTACTCCTTATCCTTCTCTTTAGTTTGTGCAGGTTTTGGTGCTTCTTCGATCTGACCTATCTTCTTCAAGAAGGCTAAATCTTCTGGTGTTAGACTCATTTTAGCTCCAGCTCGTTAGTATTGATACAGTTATTTCTGCAGTTAATAAATCTCCGCTTGCCACACTAGCGATAGCTGGAGCAGAGACACTTGATATGTTTAGCACCAAAGATGATGCATTTAGTTTAGTCACTACGGCTACAATAAAATCTTCTATGCCTGCTAGGTTGCCTTGGTTATCAAAGGCTGGTGTTGTAATCATTATCTTAAAGTTTGCTAATGGTGCAATACTTGTGTAGTCATTATTAGATGGCACTATGTATGGATCAGATGGTGTGATAACTACACTATTGGCTAAAATTGTTGCAGGTGGATAAGCAAAGGTAGACCACACGCCTGCATTGGCTAGGTCTGTTGCTAGTGTGCCACGTAATGTGGTTATTGCTGCTGGCATTATCCGACCAGTGAATTAGGATTAGAATACGGTTGGATGAGACCACGCACTCTGTTAATCAGCTGATAACCCATCCGATATGGGCTTGCAGTGATCCCATCCATACCTACCCCACCAGTCTGGCTAACTTGACGTGCTTGCCAGATGTCTACAGCTACGATCATCGCAGCCTCTCTTATGGCAGGGGTCGCAGTGTAAGCCTGTGCTTTATGCTCTGGTCCGAGGGCTCGGCCGTATGGTTTGATAAAATGAAAGTTTTCATCCGCAGCTGTTTTTGCGTATTGAATGAAGCTGTAGCCGTTAGGGTATGAACTTAATGCGTATGTACTCCAAAACATTGTGCCGATTGAAGCCGGCACTGTAGTACCTGGAAATGATCCTGTTAATGTGTATGTGCCGTTATACGTTGCACCACAATTAGA